ATCTCAAATAATTCTTATAAACACATCCATCTGCCGTCAAAAACCCGATCCAATAAGCAACATTAGGATCAACAAGACTACTAAAATAATTGTCATTGACGGGGAGAGCCCCAGTTTTATCATGATTGTAAGAAAGCCCAAATCTATCAAACATGTGAGCAACAGCCCCATGACTTGTTCCATATTTTCGTGCAAGCCCTCTTAGGTTGCCAATTTCTTGATAATCTTTTTCTGCCGTTTTACGATCTAAACCTAATGTGTCTTCTATTTTTCTCATATTAACTATATATCAGCATGACACCAAATATAACTGCATATTTGTGTCATGGCAAAATTATAGAGTGCGTGTGTCCGAGCACTGGCATAACAACTCCCCCATTTATTGGATGATTGTGGCCCTGTGCTACACCCGTGGTTTGATTGACTTGACAAACCGACAAAACTTTTTCATTTACTTGAATAGTGTGATTATGAGGCGGCAAACCTACTGCAAAAGCCAGACTAGTGGTGAGAGTTTGCGGGAAATCGGAGGTATCTCGGAAGATACGTATTTGATAGGCTGGGTCCGTCTTTCTAATTCTGAAAGTAGTCATTTTTTGGCCACCATCCAAACCGAGAATAGTGTTGTTTCTGGTGACATTAGCCACTTCATATCGGAAACTCTCATTATCATCTTGATCAAACGTCACAATAATATCTCTGGTCTTAATGGTAGGTACGGTCAAAGTCCACATGTCTACCGGAAACTCGGATTCCATACCTGCCTCATACATTTTAAGGTTTTCAGCAGTAGGGCCCAATCTAATTTTAATACGACCATCCGACATACGCGGATTGAAATATTGAGTATAGCCAAAAACAAATTTGGTGCCATAACAGAAGGGACAACGATCATCTGGGTATTCACTAGAAGCCAAATAACAAGAGCAGGTGATACCAGTTTGCTCCCTTCTAATCAAACAAGCAGGCTGTCCAGTTACTGATAGCAGAACATCTTGCCTCTGGGTGTTCTGGTTTTCTAGGGAAAGACCACGATAGATACTATAATTACCATAACCATCAATACAGCCCATTTGACCGCCGATATAGCTACCCACACAAGTCCCATTGAGCAGTTGAACAGGGTCAGTTCTATGATAGCCGGCATAATCGTATTCTGGGAAAGTAACATTGGCTGCGTCCGCAGCGGTGTCGTTGGTAGACAAATAATCCTGAGCTACCTGATGATATCCTTCTAACACAGTAAATGGGAAATGCGGATACTCAAAACGAGATTGGCAGGCATAGATTTGATCCCAGCCAGAATCTTCTTGAAAAATAAACTCACTAACAATAGGGCTCCAACACTGGTACCCATCAAAACCAGAAACGGTGTGCTCAGTGATGGGGGTGTTATTGAAACCGCGACCTCCCGGAGTGCTAGTGGCACCAATAGTTTGGACGGTAAAATAATCGCCAAAGTCAGAACTATCGACGATAAAGGGCCTGAAAATAGGAGATGTTTCCACCACCGAAAAACTCAAAATACCATTAGAGACGATAGGTCCGTTAGCTTCCCAAATATAATAGTTGCCATGAGGATCGGTGGGATTACCCGAGATAGAACCAATAGCCTCAAATCTAGCGGGCACTTGATTGCCGTATCCATCTTCCCTACTCTCTACGCACTTGATACTCCAAGTTTCATCCACCGCGCTATCAGTCACCAAAGTCAAAGAAGCCAAACTGCCTTGCCCTATATTATTAGGGCCGGGCAAATAATATTTTCCATTGGATTGTAATTCCAAATGAGCCCCCGAGCTATTGGCTGGTGGAACAATTAAAGTATTATTGACGGTATCTATGGCTAAATATTCGATTAGTTCGATGCCAATTTTAACAATACCATAAGGAGTAGTAAATCCTTCTGTGCATAATAGTGGAATAACTAAATCTGTCGCACTAATGTTTTCCCTTAACATACTAGTAGGATAATACCTAACACTGTGGTAGGCGCGAGGCAGTTGAGGAAGAAAGGTGATGACGGCCGGATCATACTCCACCGGCCTAACAGAGAACCAATAATCTTGTCCTGGTGTCAAATCAATAATATCCGCACTGAGGCAACCGCCCTCAATAATGACATACTTAACACCTTCCTTAAAAACATCCAGCTCGGCAGTAGAGTAATAGAGATGATAAGCGATTTTGTTAGTGAAGACCTCGGGATAAGCCTGGTACCACTTCATATTGATCGTGTATCCGTCTCCGAGGGACGCTACTCGTTCTAGTCCTGCCATTGCTGGGTTAGCAAATTTTACCATACAGTAATTCAATTTTATTAGCCGCTCCCGTCAAATAGCGGGACTAGACAGACGGCTAGGAATGCTTATTATAAACTGGCAGGATACTTAGCCAACAGATATGCGGCTTTGGACATTAAAATTTCTTTTTTCTCTTCAATCTCTTTCTTATTATCTACTTCGTGATGGTCGAGCAAATCATCCACGTATTGCTCAGCTTCATCTTGCCCAAACTCATCGGCAATATATTGCACTTGATTTTGGAAACCTTCTTGCTCGTATGGGTTATCTAGATAGCTACCATCATCCGAACTCTTGGTGGCTTTGGTGCCGGTAGTCTGCTGTAGCCAGTGGGTCATCTCATGAACACCATAAGAAAAGTCCTTAAAAAAATCACCATCTGTCAAGAGTTTGTAATTATAAATAATGATGCCGTGGTCCGTTTTAGCACTGACCTCCAAATTGCCAAACATCATAGGAATAAAGTCTATTTCTGAAATGTCCACTTCATACTCCTTGAACATATTTTGGACGGTCTCATTGTGTTTGAGATACTCGCGCATCTTTTTAATCATCCTGTTCAAGGACTTGTAAGGTAGTTTTTTTACTTGAGAAAGTGGAATTTTCTCTTTGTCATTGGAACCCATGTAGATATGGCTAAATAACCATATTATGGATAGAGGTTAAATTATGGCGTTTTTAGGAATCAAAGTGCCCACAGAGTTAGGCAGACTTATCACGGGTTTAGAAGTGCCTGGTGAAAGGGAAGCTGCCTCTGAATACCACATCACCATCTTGTGCTTTGAGGACAACTGGCCCATTTCGGAAATTACCAAGGCTACCGAAGCTACCTTTGATGTTATTACCGAAACCGAGCCATTTCTGGTGAAGGCCTCCAAGGTCTCTCATTTCCCACCGCACAATGACGGGCCTATCCCCATCATCGCCCCCATCGATTCCAAAGAGCTACATGAGCTGCACAAGAAGTTATGCAAGAGTTTCGACAAGGCTAAAATAGATTACAAGAAAACCTTCAAGGAATATAAGCCACACATTACGTTAGCCTTTTCCAAAGAAGACCACGATGACTTCAAGATTGAACCCAAGTTAGAGTTCGTAGTCAATGAAGTGGTGCTATGGGGCGGAGATCATGCCGATGACCGTATCTTCATTACCTTCCCCCTCAAAGGGCCAACCAGAAAAAGAAAGAACGCCTTGTTATTACAGCAGGTAGAGGTCTTTGAGAAAATTGCCGGCAATCCGTTGCAAGATTTTCTCACTCCATCGTATGAGCGCAGAAAGATAGATCGTTAAGGCAATTCGTCTTTCGACCAATCGCGAAAACGACCGCATTTGGTGCAGAAAAGATCCGATCTCATTTCATCGTCTTCTTCCACGCTGTAAAAATAATCGCTGTCCCAAGTGCAGGGTTGATTGTCGTGGGAGCAGGGTTCTTCGTATTGTATGTTAGTATTCATATAATTAATCTTTTAGCCAATGTTTTAGTCTATCAAAAATAGATACCATCCCCATATCAACACTAATAAGATAAACGAAATCTTCTACTATTGTATCCGTGACCCAAGGTCTTGGAGGATTAGTTATACTTGATTTTTTCTTTTCTTTTATCCATTTTTTTATCCTAGATGAACCACAAACCGAAAGTTTATCAAAAATTTTGTAAGCTTTTATAAGATTAGCCCCCATCAACTTACTTCTTTCAGCCTCTTTATCTTGTTCGGTGATAATCGTTGGATTTTGATTTATACTATGCAAATCCACTAACCAATCAATAAACAATTCTAGTGCTTTATCGTATATACCAGTTTGAATAATTGTCCTGTGTTCAACTTTTTTGATTTTTTTAAGCCAAAATAATCCTAAAAAAAGAATACCAAAAAATTGGTCATGAGTCCAGAAAAATACCCATAATATATGTAAAAATCCCAATATATCAACCATTCTTTTTCCCCAAAGAAAACTCCCGTAAAGCTTTATCTAATTGTTCTTCTAAATATTGTTCATCTATACTTGATGCGCTTATCTTCCGTGGCTCCAAGCTTCTTTTCCCGTTAGATAATGTTACTGTAAACTTATCTTCGTCTTCATTTTTGTGAAGAATGGTTATAAAAATATCATCATTGCTACTACGGGAAAATCTATCAGAAATATGCAATTTAGCATATCTATTCCCAGTAATGTGACCAAACTGCTCAACCTCCAACTCACAACTCCATCGTTGTGTACTGTGTATATCATTTCTAAATTGATGCAGTAATTGCAACCCATTATTATTGAGCCATATTACAGCATTACTCACATTGGTTTTTCTTGTATGAGCTAAATCATTCTTATCTTGTTCAAATTTTTTTAGTATATCTTTAACGCTCATTTAAGTCTCCTGAAAATTGTTTAGCCATCATTGCAATCTCTCGTTTGCGCGGAAGATAAATGGTGGCGTCTCGGTAGAGATAATCAGCAATTTTGGATATAACGCCGTTTCCACCATATTCGAGAACACCTTGTCCGCTGGAAATTCTAATGTCTTTTTCTCGTTCTTCAAGATCGCATTCTTGTTCCAATATATATCGAGCATCTGTGAGAAAACTGGGTGTTCCACGCATAGAAAAATAGACTTGTTCAGTCTTTCTTCCATCGGGTAATTCGGGAATAAAAAAGCTACCATCTCCATCATTATACCCACGAAGAAAATGATGTTTGAGAGGATGAATTTTCATCCATTTAGGAAATGTATAAATAAGACTTTTACGTGGGATCACGTCGAAACGAAATAGATCATCACACATTTGCTTGGAGGTGATAATGATTTCACTTTTCCAACAATCATTCCATTTTGGATTACGTTTTGAGTTTTTAACCAAAAAATCTCTAACAGGAGTTTCAGCTTTCATTATCTGTCGAAGTTGTTCAAGAAAATCCTTATCTTCTCTTGATAATCCAATTCCAAGTTCATATCTACGATTTCCATTGGAACTTTTTCTGTCTTTGACACAGCCATCGGCCGCAATGAAACCAGCAACATAAAATGTCTCTTCATTATCTCTTGAAAAGAATTCTTGATCACAATTATAGATAATTTGATGCTGATAATTAAGGTCAAATTTTTCCATATAGCGACTAACGCTTTCGGGGTCTATTTTTAGTTCGCGACCAACTGCTTTGAGCGTGCCAAGACGGCCGTAAGCCTCTTCTAGAATTTCTTTGGTCACCACCGATGCAACATCTTGCCTGGTACGACAATCATAATTTATAATCTTGAAGGCCGTATAAACAGTTTGCGTATTGATACCATATTTAGCACCAATTTTACCTGCTGAACCTAATTCTTGAAAATCTTGAATGAGTTGTTCGGGCGTAATTTTTGAGAGTAGCTTGTTTTTCATGTTTGTCCTCGTGCTGACTTATATAACAGCACTTAGAAAAACCTTCGTGCCCTCAGTACAATCTACGAGCACGGACGTGGCGTAATCTTGCCCACTGTGGGTTCATACCACTAGTCATTGAGAATACTCCAAGACCGCGTGGACTTGGTCTGAGTGAATTCTTAATGTATTTAAGCTTTTCCCAATAGTGACTTAACAAAGTGCTATATTGAGTTTGTAACAATTCACTAACAGTCGGAGGATTGAAATTTAACCCATTATCAGTTAGTTGAAACTCTCTTCCTCTTTCAATCAAAGCAATAGAAGCCAGTGCATATAAAGTAGCACCTTCTACCAATACCTCTCCGAATTGATCTACGAAGCTGTCTTCGTCAAAAGTAAACCAAGTGAAATAAGGAACTTGGTTGAAGTCCCACAGGGCAGTGGCAATAAAAGTGGCTAGGGTATCCACAGAAAAAATATCACAATCCACATAAATAGTGTTGCCGTAAGCATCCGAGGATTTGGCTTTACCCGAACTATTAAGCCTGGCTTTGAGAGACTTCATTAGCTTATTGATGTTATGCAGGGCACACTCAGAATAATGAAAACCAGGATCATCTCCCAAATGGACATGTCCATCGGAATTGATAGCCGGTATCTGAGTATGATTGACTATGAAGCTAAAAGTAGTCTGTACCAAAAAGCCATTGATGTGACCGGTCCAGATATCGTTGAAAACTCCGTAGGGACCATCAATAGGGATGGTGTAAATGAAACCGTAGTTCCCCACACCAATTTGGAAGATTCCGGCAGAGGTCCCAGAGATAGCTACCAAGCCACTTGGCTGAACAATAGAAATTGTTGGGAACTTATCCGTGTCGATGGGATGGCCCATGGCATCCTTAAATTGTACAGTTAGATTAACCTGATCTGTTACATCTAAGATTTCACCACGAGGTTTGATAGTGAAACTCATCTTCCACCGCCTCGGAAAGGACGATGTGGATTTCTAACGAAACCACGGGGACCAAGAGGCAGCGGTTCATGAGGATATGGCGCGGGACAAGGGGGCGGACACGGATCATGACGATCGTAAGGATCGGGACGCTCATGGTGATCATGATGGCAATCTGGTTCTGGAGGGAAATGGCAAGGTGGTGGCGGATGAATTGGCGGGCCGCCCAAACCGCCCGGAGTCAAGCCAAAATTACCGAAAGGTGCCGTTACCACAATCTGACGAGACGCATTGACCAATAGTCCCGTATCTGGATTCATATAAATAATATCCACAAAATAAGTTCCCACTGCGGAAGCCCCATTAGGAAGCAAAAATTGGAAGTAAAACAGACCTACATCTATGCGAGTCATGGTTCGCGGGTAATCGCAAGCCAAAGTGAAACCAGGAACAATAATTCTGGTTACGACTGGGATATATCCGTCATCCGTGCGCTGATCATAGCCGTCCTTAACTTCCTGATAGAAAGTAACTAGTTGGCCAGGAGTATAATTAAAGCAGTATGTCATTGTTCCTCTGCTATTATGACTAATTATGAATATACTTACATTAGAGTGTATGAAAACTCCTCCAAAACCAGAATTTTGGGTCACCAATGCTTCTGATAGAAATGTCACATTAGCTGACTTAGCTATCAACATTAAGGCGTTTAGGACGGTGAATTTATTGGATAAAAAACACTATGATTTTACTTTGGAACAACTAATTAAGTCCAGAGAGTCCGGTTCTATTTTCAAGAAACGAGATAAAATATTGGTGCGAGACCTACCACCGCCAGCTATCGATAAAGAAAGAATACCATTTTTGAGAGAGTCGGCTATCCCATCTAGAGGACGATCTATACTAAGCATTGAGCAGGTTGAATATGATGAGCTCAAAATTTCGGACGATCTATCGATGCAGAAAAAATTGGACGAAGACTACGCCAGAGAGAATGCTGAATTAGCCGATGCTGATACTCAGAAACTCGTCATTTCCCACAAATAAGAGGTCAAACATGCATTCGCGTAAACAACTAGCAGAAGTTATTGATCAAATTTTTGAGCAAGATGAAGAGGCTGCTGACGTTGAACAAACTACCGTAGAAGAGTACAAAAAATTGGACAATAAATGCAGTAGGATTTTAGAAAGGGCAAAAAAACGCAAACAACAGACTAACTAATTTGATAAATGGAGACCACAAAAATGCCGGAACAATTCAACAGAAAAGACTTGCAAATTATTCTAGAAGTCAATAGAAAAGCTGTTGAAATAGAGACTATTGCCGCAGAAGAGCGAGAAGAAATTTTCGAGAAGCTAACCGCCGGCAAACTTCAACAAGATAGAATTGAAGATAAGGCAGATAAATTAGTCGAACAGGTAGACGAACTATCCAAGGACATGTTTAGGATTAAGGTATTGTATGTCAGCGGTTTGTTAGCTTTGGCTGCTCAAATTATTGAAATTTATTTCAAGAAATAATTAGTTCTTCATGATTTCAACACTGGTGGCTTTGGGATCACCATGCTTGTTGGTACCTAGACCAAAAGAAACTTTTTGACCCTTGTAAAGAGTCTTGAAACCTTCGCAAGAAACGTCAGAAAAATGGACAAACATATCCTTTTGTTTGGCGCCATCTTTTTCCCACAAAATGAACCCAAATCCCCTCTTTGGATCGAACCATGCCACTTCACCATAAAACTTTTCGTCGTTACTCATCTTAATTTCCTTTTACTTATCTTTATAGATCAGCTCACCGTCAACCCACAATTCGCCCCTATGAGAGTCGAGGCCTGGAATTTGTAGGGCATTGCTTGATTTCAGAGAAGCAAAACAATCTCCCAATAATTTATACACTTCTATGGCGCCTATTTTACTAACGTCTTTTCTTTTATCTTCGTTGGTGGCAGCACGCATCAACTTATCAAACTTAGCAAAAAGCAGCAACATATCTTTTTCACGACCAGCCCAACGAGCCACAGTCAGAAACTTGATACGCGTTTCTTTTTCGCTAGTCACTTTCTGACTAACATCGTCTGGATTGGTCGAGTCGATTATAATTTTACTGAAATCTTCGCTCATATCTTACTCCTTACACTTGCTACATCAAATTATCTAATACCCCATGCTTCCACGCGAATCGGACCAGCACCCCTGAACCAAATTTTAGAAATTTGCCTATTTTGAAAAACTAATGAAGTAACTCCGGTTACACCACTTACACCGCCACCAAGATCGCCGTGCACACTGTTGCCATTGAATGAGTACTGAACTGCCCCTCCTCCAGAATCAATCATAAAAGTAACCGTATAACTAGGAAAAAGAATAACGACATCCGCATCAAAATTGAAGGCAGTACTTATGCTGATAGTAGGTGTCACATTGGCAAAGAAGTTGAAATCTCTACCGTAAGTAATCGGCCCCTTTGGGTCGTTAGATCGATCGTTTGGATATGCACCCATGAATTATACTCCTCTTTCTATGTAGAAATATTCACATTATGTATCTAAGGCGAGCATCTTTGTAGCCCAGCTCCATCATTTCTCTGATTTTCCGAGGATCGAAATCTAAAACATTATCTAATAAATTGTAGTGTGGCTTAATAATGCGAAGTTTGATGGGTTTTTTGTTAGACAGCCCCGCTTCTGCTAACTGGTTATACATCATGGCCAACTCTATATCATTAGATAGTATTTTATCAGTAGCTACATCAAAAGCACGTCTAACAATATCGATAATATTAGGGTCTTCCATAAACTTTTTGTCTCTCACATCGGGGGAGGTGGTAATGACATCAATTTCATCTGCTCCCATTTCAATAGCCATCTTAATAGGGGATAGGGTCTTCATTCCACCATCGATGTAAAGATCGTTATTGATTTTAATAGGAGAAAGCATGGCCGGGAAAGCTGAGGAGGCTAAGACGGCATCAATAAAGTTATCGCTATCTTGATTGAAGACAGTATACTTGCCAGTATGCAGATTAAGGGCTCCCACAGAAATTTTTTTGCCAGAAGCCCTAATCTTTTCTAGGCTAACGTTCTGCCTAATGATTTCATGCAAGGGGGAGCTATCATAGAAGGATTTACGCCAAGCTGCCGCAATTCTTCCCCAAAAGGGCCAGGGCTTATATATTTTAGAACTATCCAGTTTGAGCCACCAATCGGTCAGTAGTTGGAGGGCTGCCTGTTCCTCTCCTGACTTGAACATAGCTAGAAAAGCTACATTAATAGCGCCTACCGAAGTGCCCGTATAAATATCATAACTGATACCCAAATCTCCCAATAAATATCGAATAACTCCGGTTGCCCAAGCACCTTTGGCGGCTCCGCCACTGTGTACGAGAGCACGAGTCATATATGTCTCCAAATACGTCTATTAACTATCTTAGTGATAGTTTGTCGTGCAACCCTAAACATTTTTGCTAACTCTAAATATAAGTATCCTTCTAAAGCCAGTTTTCTAATTTCTAGAACTTCTGACTCTATAAGTCTTGCATTATGATGTTTGATGCCTGCTTTTACTCCAATATTCTTGCCTTTGAGACTTTCACTCAATTTTTTCTTTGACTCCTCGGAGTGATGTTTGCCGTAAAATGGATTCTTCTCACCGGACATTTTACCAGTTAGTGTCTTTTTAATCTGTGCTATCGTCTCCTCCGAATGAGTTCGTCCATAGAAAGAATTTAATGCCCCAACTTTTCCTTTTTGTGACTCTGACATTTTTTTTCGTGATTCTTCTGAAACAGGATGTCCCATAAGAGCAATTGATATCTTCAGCTTAGTTTCGTCTGAAATACGACATTGGTTACCACCCGTTGTGGCGTTATAACCGTTCTTTCCGAAGGTATCACAATACTTAATCCAATATTGCTCTGCCGCATCTAAATTATCAATAGATATATTATCTTGCAGGCATTCGATACTAAAACTGTCTTTACCGTACTTTCTGATAGCGCTACAAATAATGGCACGTCTGTTCTCTACGAACGCAGCCTTAAAATGCTCTTTTAACCTTTTTTCTATGGGTTTAACGGTCTGTCCCACGTATTTCTTACCGTCAACAAGGTTTGTAATTAAATAAATTTTGCCAAGCATCCATGACTCTTTCTTCTGAGGGTCTCTTACTCAATATATCAGAATAGTGCCCCACTCTTAGTAAATAAACCCAATCAAAGAAACATCCAAAGTACAAGAAGTAGATGAAGCCAAAGTTGATATAGCAAACTCCATGGTTCCAGATAGCTCTAAACCATCTGGAAATGTTACGGTAGCGCTGTTTGCCCAGCCAGAAACTGTCGTACCTGAGCCACTTGTAGCGCCTACCGTGGCTGTGACTGGCGTTGAAGTGGTTGGAGTTCCCGTACTTGTTATTCTCAATCTGACAACAGCACCAGCCGCGACCGTGGTGGTAGTTCTAACAGTTAGAGTCATGGCTTGAATTCTAAATGTTTTTCCGCTAGTAATGGTGAAAGTAGTAGCGGCAGCACCGGCCACAAACCCAGTTAATGGGGTTAGTGACAACAAGGCTTCGGTAATTACGCCTGCTACAGCACTAATCTCATATACTAATGGAGTACGACCTGAATCTTTTAATTCTTGTACTCCCAAAGCGTTGGTAGCTTGGACACCCTTAGCCACAGCGGCTACTGCCACACCACCAATTTCGGTAATGTTATCTGACCAAGGAGAAGTGCTCTGCGTAGTAGCTACGGTTCCACTAACTGGTTGAGTAACACCAGAGCCATCTACTCTTAAACCACCCGAAGTATTGAGGGATAGTGCATTGGCCAAAGCGGTGGTATAGGTTGGAGCCGCAGTTGTTACAGAGCCACCCATAATAGCCAAGCTTGGTGGCATCGGATTGGCGGAAGGCGTAATGAAGGTGGCTAATGTTGGATCATCAGATTTAGAGGCATTGATGGTGATACTACAAGTGCCAGAAGTATAAGCAAGGGCACGAATACGAACTAAATTAGTGCCACCTGGTACAACGATAGTGCCCGCAGTAGCTGTATTAGCCGAGGCAAATCCAATGACTGCTTGTTTGGTAAAAGTGGTGGCCATGGAAAAATATGTTTGATTCCAAGTAAGACCATTATCAAAAGAAGTTTCAGGAAGTAAATCTCCAATGAAAGTTCCGGCAGCAATTTGAAACCCAACGGATTCGTTGCCTAGCATAGAGATCTGAACAGTGCTATTAAGGGCAGCAAAAGTTCCTACCGTAGAGTCCGTAAAGGCCGGTGTAAAAGGGCTAGAGGTAGTCCACGTGGAACCATTATAAACAGTCCCTACCATTTGGCTAAGTGCCGGATTTAAAGCAGATAAGTTTGACTGTGCAACAGAATATTGTGATTGCAAAGTGGATTGCACGGTAGCTAAGGAAGTTCCAGACGGGAAATTACCACTATTGAATGATTGCTCGACAATATCCCCCATTTGCAATAAATTTGCATCAGAGGAATCGATAAAAGGAACTTGACTCTGAAACCCCGGTGCTGGAACTATATTATTGGAGTTAGCTGTCAACCAGAAAACGCCATTTACACTAAAACTGTTATCTGGATTGGTAATCGCACTGATAAGAATAATTTGATAAGTCATAAGTTAGCCCCATGCTTACTATGACATGTTATTGATTGTCGCGTCCGACAAATATAATATTAGTAACCCCAGACCGCCGTATTATCAATAAAACCAGCATCTTTGTACTCAGGAATAGGGGGACCAGATCCTTGGCTTAAATTTGCGGGAGTGAATGCAACCCAAGGAGTTTGGCCCCCTTCAACAAATTGCTGAGGATACAAATCGAGAGGATGTGTTAGTGGGAAATACCAGAAGAGATCGGATCTACGAACTGGCGCAATCTGCTCACTCTCTCTTTCAATTTCTTCCTGAGTAAGAGATACGCCGTTCCAATACTTTACACCACAGATGCTGCCCTCCCATGGTTCGGTAGACGTAGTGCTACCAGACCAACTAGCCACATTACCTAATCCCAAAAAATCAGGTTGTTGTGCAGGGTAAGTAGTTCCTGTTCCAGTAAAAGAAAACACGCGGCAGGTTGCGGCACCAACTGGTTTGATGTAAATCGTCCATGTAGTTGTAGCTGAAGACCCGGTACCACTTGCAGACAACGTATAAGCAATGAAGTACCACTGTCCCAGAGTGGGGGTGATCGTCGTTACTAAAACAGCAGGTGTTGGACCACCAAACAATCCAATCTTGGTTGAAGCAGTGTCATACAAAATCTGAAACCATGAAACATGAAGAGCCAACATTGGCTGCCATAAGACTTGTTGGCCGCCAGAAAGAGTTGTTAGCTTAGTAAAACAGCACCATGTATGATAACCGATGAGTCCACCTGGTTTGATCGTTACTGCTTGGTTGATTCCAAGCCCACCAAGAGACGTAGCGCCAAAAGTAATAGAGGAGCTCATTAACTAATTCCTTGGTACCAAGCACTATTACCACTGGCGGCCAGAGCAGCACCAGTCTTATTTTCTACCACGATACCCCATTGTTGTGGCAGCCTTCCATTGAAAGCGGCTGCCACAGAAAGTGTATTAGAGTGATATGTAACAGAATCAGCCACCACGTTGAGAGTACCAATTAACTTCAAGTTAGGAGGAGAAGTTAGTGTAATACCAGCATCTGAACCAGTAGCTGTATCACCGTAGATGGTACCACCATTAGCAGAACCATATGCATACACGTTAACAATTCCAGTGGTGGATACGCCAGTACTGGCGGATACTATTGTAATTTGCACTAATGCATCTCTAAAAGGAGTAGAGTTAGTAACGGAGGTAGAGCCTCTTTGACCAGCACTAGCCAAACTGTTGATGGTGCAAGTGATCGATTGGTTACTGGTTCCATAGGAAGGGGTGAGACTGAAAGATCCAGAAATTGGAACGGCCGTTCCACCCGAAACTCCTTGTATGGAAACAACGCCACCAGCAGGAGTTCCGGCCGTGCCATCTCCAACTACGATTTGATGTCCAGAAGTATCAGTTGCTAACACACGAGCATCAGTGCCATCTGATCCGCCAATAAGGACTGGGTTGCCAGAAACAGCTGAACCAGCTGCTGCCGCTCCTACCACAATCTGACGGCCAGAAGTATCCGTTAGGAATGTTCTAGTATCAGTGCCATCAGAACCTGCATTGAGAACGGGATTGCCAGCAATAGCTGCGCCTGCTGCGGAAGCACCAATAACGATAGTACGTCCAGAAGTATCGCCCAATACTGCACGAATGTCAGTTCCATCCGAAAGACCTTTGAGAGTAGCCACTGGGGGGAGCACTTGACCGGGAACACCTTCCGAGAGGCTGGAAGGATCCGAAATGTCAGAAGCTCGAAGAGTGATGTTAGCAGTACCGGAAGTATAAGCGGACACTCGAACACGTGTCATGCCGGAACCACCTGCCCCTACGATAGTAGCAGCGGTAGCGGTGTTAGACGAGGCAAATACAAAACTGGAAACAATATTTCCAGTATTGACAGCATCAAAGTAAGTTGCGTTCCAAGTGGTACCGCCATCAAAAGATGTTTCCGGTATAATGGTTCCGATCAAAGTTCCTGCGGCCAACTGCATACCTATGGAAGACAAACCAGCCGTAGTTACTGAGACAGTAGCATTCAAGGCGCCAAGAGCACCAGTAGCAGTAACATCTTGGGCGGACAAAGATAGAGAGTTATTAGGACTAATAGCTACTACCAAAGCAGGATCGGTTGCGACAGCCGCAGTAGAAGCGGCTTTGATAGCAGCAGGACCGTGGGTGCCGTCAGTAATTTCAGTTGTCCATGCATTGGCTAAGGTATTGGCGGTGCCTTGATTGGCCGTGACTGTGCCTGAAACAGGCTGAGTAACATTAGATCCATCGACACGAAGTAGGGCGGCTGTGGTCAAGGAAAGCGGATACAGATCCCCAGCAGTCAAACCAGACTGAAGGGCTTGCACTTCACCACCTACAAAGGTAGCGGAAGTAGGAACGGCAGCAGCCGTGGTAGACACAGACGGATTGGAAGCACTAATAGAACCAGTAATTCTTAGATTACCGGAAGTATCAGTGGAGAGCGGAACCATATCTCCAGTAGTATAAGTGGGGGCGGAAGTATTGGCTACAGCTGCTATAACAGGTAATTTAGCAGTAGAGTTGGTAGTATTATCCGAGGCGGTGCCCACAACAACCATATGGCCAGAAGTATCAGTAGCAAGGGCTCGGGCGTCTGTACCATCGGAGCCGCCCACTAAAACTGGATTACCTGCGATAGCAGAGCCAGCAGCGGCAGCACCCGCTACGATTTGCCTACCAGAAGTATCTGTCAAAAGTGTTCTTGTGTCGGTACCATCGGATCCTGCACTGAGAACTGGATTACCTACCAGAGCAGATCCCGCAGCACCTAATCCTCCAACTTCGGCTAGGAGATTGGAAGCAGTAGCTTGTATGACCGTAAAATTTCCGGTTCCTGCGTTGGCCGTCACTGTGCCTGAAACAGGCTGTGTAACGTTGGATCCGTCCACACGAAGCAGTCCGGCTGTAGTCATAGATAATGGGTATAAATCTCCGGTCGTCAAACCAGACTGAAGGGCTTGCACTTCACCACCCACAAAAGTGGCAGAGATGGGAACAGCAGCGGCAGTGGTAGAGACGGATGGATTAGTGGCCGTTACGGTGCCCGAAACAGGGACCGCAGTGCCACCAGAAACACCTTGAATAGAAAGAACGCCACCAGTAGGTGTGCCGGCTGTACCAGCTCCTACCGCAACAATTCTGCCAGAAGTGTCTAATGTGAAAAAACGGGAATCAGTTCCATCTGAACCAGCAATCATCAAAGCAGATGTACCAGCAGGAATGGCAGCCCCGTTAGAGACCGACATTTCCTGCCCATTAACATCATACAAGATTACATTGGGTGATTCGCCACTCATTAAACTTCCTTTGGCTCACTCAACTAATTATGGAGTTAGTTCAGTACACAAGAAATTGCCAGATGCGCCTGATGGTGAGAATTCGCTGACAACTCCGGTCCAATCGACTGGAATTTCCAAGTAAGATTGTGGTAACAAAACGACAGAGAAGTTAGTTGCACTAGCTGTTCCGGTGCCATATAGGATATAGGCGTTTTTGTTAGTATTATTGTAAAGAGAAGCAAAGATTCTAGGAGAAGTATTAGCAGCTAATAATTGAGTTGCAGCACTTGCCGTAACAGCTACTGAAGTAACGCTGGATGTCGTTGCCTTGTTAGTCAAAGCAGTGACACGTAAGTTACCGAAAACATCTAAAGATAGTGGTTGTAACTGCCCAGTTGCGTAAGTTGGTGCAGAGGTGGTAACATAGCCACCAGAGTTAGTCACATCTGCGGCAGTTGCGTTAGCAGTGCCAGCAACATAAACACCATCAATTCTTAAACCACCAAGGGTAGTTAGTGATAAAGCATCTAAGTTACCAGTGGTGTAAGTTGGGGCAGCAGTAGTAGTCTTACCACCAACTTGTGTATCAAAACCGAGAGCGGCGGCAGCATCAGTACCGACAGACTGGTTATTAAACGTGCTGGAAGCAGCACCAGTTACAGTGACAGTATTGTTAACACTAGTACGCAAATTACCAGAGGTATCCAAAGAAAGCGGATCCATTTGACCAGTGGTGTAGGTGGGAGCAGCAGTAGTTACAGCGCCAGCCACATACATAGCATCAGTGGAAGGGGCGGCAGCAGCAGTTGGATAAACACCATCGATACGAAGTTGTCCGGCAGTAGTAAGATTGAATGGATACATATCACCAGTAGTCAAACCAGATTCGGCAGCAGTGGTAACCAAAGCACCTACGTAAGTAGCAGAGGTTGGAGGAGCAGCCGCAACCGTAGAAACGGAAGGGTTGGTGGCAGTAACGGTACCGCTGACAGCCTGAGTGACTGGGGTAGTTTTGCTAACCACGGTGGTATAAATGCTAGCGCTAAAAGTGCCAGTAACAACCCAAGAAACCCGAACGACAGGGCTGGTGGTACTATTCAGTACCGCAGTAAAGACCGCAGGAGCGTTGCCAGTGCTGATAGCGCTGGTGCTAGCGGAGTTACCAAACAAAGTGGTGTTATTGCCTGGATCTACTTCTTGAATGGTATAGGTGATAGAACCGGAGCCAGTGACCGTTCCCACATTGACGATAATGGCAATTTCTTGCGTACCGTAGTAGTTAGCGGTGACAAAAGTAGAGCCGCTGGTAGTAACCGTAGCATTAGACTGAACAATGTAATCATTGCTCATGTTGACGATACCTAGCGCGCCTTGAGCTGCGGAAGGAACATAAAGAGCATCGCCACTTGGATTTTGACCGGAGATGAGAAGGGCTCTGGTACTAGTTGGAACTACGTTACCACTGACTACGTTTAATTCAACGCCATCAGAACTGTATAGAACTACTGCTGGGGATTGACCACTCATGTATTACTCCTGAAATAAAAAGTCGCCGAATTTTCGCGCCCTTGTTAAACATTATCTTCTTTTATGTGTTGTTAGCCATAGCCAAATACCAGATATACGATAATTTTCTAAAACGCTTTATTTTCTTTGTTCGCTGTCTTTTAGCAATAACTTCTGGCGACTTGAGCATATTTATATTTGAAGGTATTTTACCTTTCATCGTATTGGAACGACGTTGCCTCTCTTTAATTGATTGAACTTGACCAGATCTACTTTTATTGCCAATTTGTTTTATCCTTCTTTTTTCAATAGTTTCTTTTGTTGGCTTTTTACCAAGTAGAGCTTGAGATATTTTTTGCTTTGTTCTATTTGAATGTTTACCGTGACTACCACCTTCTTTTAAATTGTATCCATATTGAATATTTACCGAATTATATTTTTTGATATAATATTGTTCTAAATAATCAGCAGTTTCTTGATCATTACAAACATCTAACAACTTATAGTAAAATTGATCCCAACCATACTTTTTAATAGCATATTCTAAATAAATACAACCTTTATATCCGTACCCACTGTCACCACGATCTTTTGGTGTTTTCCAAGTTTGTCCGATATACACTTTGGAATTAACTCTATTTTTAAGAATATAAATTGTGCAAAAATTCATTACATAAATCTCAATATAGTATTTATTAATATAATCATAAAGTTAACTCAGAAATTCTTGCAAACCCACCATTGCTGGCAAGCGACCAAACTGCATCAATTTGCCCGATGTAGTTAAAAGGCACCTCATAGTAACTAAGAGGAAATAACTTAACGGTAAAGTCTGATAAACTAGCACTAACTCCTAGCTTTACATATAACAAAGCCGAAGCATCATTATAAATAGTGGCCCCCAACCTTAATGTATTAGAAGGAAGCAATATGGTGTTAGTAGTGGAAGCAGCTACGCTAAAAGTATCATTAGTAGAAGGGCGGGCCGCAGTAGTAGTGATAGGGGTATTAGGACTAATAGCTACTACTAAGGCGGAATCCGTAGCCATAGCAGCTGTCAAAGGAGGGGCCACTGAGGCGGGGCCATAGTATCCATCTGTAATTTGTGATATTACTACTAGTTTGCCTGCCGCATCCTGTACCAACGGGCGACTGACAAGAGCCGGAAGAAAAGTAACCAAAATACCAAGATATGGTTCGGCCACAGAAGCGGTCGCTAATCCAGTGATAGAGCCGGCTAAGGCTTGCGTTTGACTTTGAGCAAAAAAACCGGGCGCACTAAGATCGGCATTCCAGCCCATATCTGGGGTGATGGTAGGTGTGCCAGCCATAACGAATGCAGAGATGCAAAATTCAGTATCGTGATTGGTGAGAATAGGACCGGCAGATAAATTAGTGCTATTTCCCAGGCCTACAATTGCCTTATCCAAAATAGTGCACCCCACCAATAAACCATTGACTTCATAGATTTGTAAGGCAACGGTAGTGGGCGTACTAAAATTAGTTGCGGCAACCGTGAGGGGACCGCCAATAGCGTTAGTATACCACAAATCAATTTGCCCGACACCTGGACTGGCAAAACTAGCGCCTTTTACATATAAATTTCCCTGAGAGTCAGAGAAGGTATATGTGACACCAGAAGAGCCTGCTCCCTGTATAACAAGAGCAATGATAGCGTTATTAATGGCGGTATCATTATCAAAAGTATCAAAAAAAGTAGTCCCTAGGCTAGGCGCGGTGGGCTGAGCTTGTACAACAGTAGGAATAATAACTGGAGGTGTAACCACCGTATCCACTGACACTTTAAGAAATCCAACAGTGGTGGCTTGCAAATTAGTATAATTATTTGTTTGAGCCGCACCGCCTTGTTTCTGGGCAGCCAAGATAGATCTAACCACTTCGGTAGATCGTTGTGCTAAAACATCAGTAGATAAATTAGAAAGTACTGGCGACCTATCGATAGGATAATGACTAACTGATAAAGCAAAACTAGTTTGATTAGAAACACCATTAGTATAAGAAAGTCTAAAATATTTGGCTCTGGGAGATAAAGAGTAATTTTGGCCTACCCCACCGGTAATAGTAAAGGAAGTACCATCTGAATAATTCCAATTAATATTATCTTGACTCCACTCAAACAATAATCCGTCAACAGCACTAGTGACATCGGAGAGTACCGTCACGTCTGTAGACACGAAACCAGTAATGTCTTCGCTAGTCCCCTGGAAAACACCAAAGGCTGCAAGGGGCGTGGTAGTACTATTATTGACAGAAAATGTTGGGATTACTTTATCAACAATACTTTCAACTTTAAGGCGATAATAGCCGTCTTGATCGAGACTATCCCCAATAGGATTGCCATATTGATCAAATAAAATTGCCGCTGGTGAATCATTAGCCATTATGAAATCATCCTTACTCTCGTTGATTCGAACACAAAATTAGTATACATGATACTATCACTTACCGTGTGCGCTACCGTAACCCCATCGGTATTATATACCTGCCATGTAATATTTGTTGGGACTGGGCCAGACCAAACTAGCATTTTAGAGACTATTATTTGAGACATAGTGTCATCTTCGTACCAAATAACAGAAGTAGGAAAGGGGGAAGACTGCGGTAGAATGACTTTATAAGCTCCTGATAAGAAACCATCACCGGGGCCTTCATCGATAAAATGGATCAACTGGCGCAAAGTTTCGTGTTCAGAAGGAGTAATACCACTGCCGCCCGTTCCGGAAGCAGGGGTGAGAGTGGGTAATATAAAAATATTTGTATCTAAATTATTACCTATTTGATTGTAAACATAAATTAAGTTGATAGCGTTGGGCTGCCCCACTTCCCAAGTATATGGGGAGGAACCAATTGTAATATCTTGCCAAGGTGGACAAGAATAAAAAACCACTTCCACAGAATTGGGAGAAACAGAAGAGCCATTATTAGTAACTCCAAAAATTCTTTCACCAGCATGAGGCCCCTGGATAACTTGTATTTCGGCACCCGTGACATAACCATCTAACACCTTAACGAAACACGAATTGAAATCACCAATGTACGGAGCTACATCGAAACAAGGGATGCCCAAAGTATTGACGGAATCAGTATGCTTGAGCATATCGGCACCAAACAAAGTAATAAAAGATTGCCCAGCTAAGACATCAATGCCGAATACCTCTCGATTTCCCAGATAAGCGATGGCATCCAAAGTATTACTGGAAATATTAGCTAAATTAGTGGGAATATCCGTCCCGATGGCAGTAGGCTGCTGATAAGTGGGTGGGAGTTGATCATAATCCACACCCTTAATAAGGGCACGATCTGAACGTTCATAGTTAAGGTCGTCTCGAAGGCTATATGCATTGCGTTCGATCCAAGAAATATTACCATTATTAGCATCGGGAGCGCTCCCCGCCCCATTAACAATAACAACAGTGTCAGGATCGATATAAGTTTTGATAGGAAAAGAGCCATTATTACTAGGTGTAGTGGCATTTAATAATTGTAGTTCATGGCCCCGTGATCTAAGTGTTAATCCATTTAGCCCAGTGATTGTTAGTTCAGCACCATTCATAGAAGCGATAAAGGCATTGCTGCCAGTAGGCCCAATAGGCGCTCCTAAATGTTTGGATTCGTCACCAATATCCAGTCCTGAATTTTGATCCTCAGTACCACGAACATCATCTAATTGGCCAGCAGCAGTACGTAAAACCATCTTTCCTCATTTAATCAAACGGCGTTAATTACGTACCACGCACTCAATATAGAATTCAATGCCGGAGATTTGTTAATAAAATTAACAGTATCGAATCCGGTACCTACGCCCCCTGATTCTGAAATCGTAAAATCCATATTTTCTTCTTGCACCAAACCATTTTGTGTAACTAAAATATCAAAATCATTTCCATCTGATTGCATGCCATCTAAAAATTTATCGGGTGATGGAACAGTAAAAGTGCGATTAATACCATCTACCACACCAATCAATGGTTGGTCATCTCTAAATAAATATGGAAAACCAGTTCCCGTGACACTCAATCCATTGACAATACCAGCTGCTTGTAAAAATGCTTTCTGAACAGGGTTGAATTGTAATAGATCAATATCACTACATACAACTGTAATATCACCAACTCTAATTTTATTACGCAATTCCCCTTTGAGTAAGGAAGCGCGAATACTACTTTCTGATACTCCTGGGATTTGTATTAAATCTCGAAGACAATGATAGTTAATTGGATAGGTAAAGATACTAATGGTTTTGACTTGTGGACTGACATTTTGAACTACGAAACAACCGTTGACATTAGTGCCAGGAGCAAATGAA